TCAAATTTTTTTTTGTCTCTATTGGTGAGAGCTGGCATGGCAGGGTCAACCAATGAGTGTTTTCCATCTATGGGTCACATAGGATTTGGGTTTCGGACGGCTCCGTAAGGTTGGCTAACTCAGTAGAAGTCTACAGAGGCCAAAGGCCAGTGCTGGGACTGGTAGATGTCGTCCTCGCCGAAGAGAGTATCCTCTATTAGCTCGCAGACTTCCACTCCGCCTATGTTATACCGGAACCAACAAAACTCATAAAACTCACCGTCAGTGCACGGTGGGGTCACGGTCTCGAACAGGTTCTCGACTAAGGCGCGAGTGGATCCGTATAGCGATAGTGCATACTTCGTTCCCCACGATAACGATTCACCCTTCACACTGTCAATAGATATGCCAGTCTGTTGGAACCTTTCTAGAAAAGATGCCGATATCACCGGAACATAACGTGTTTCCCAACACATCGACAGGGACTTGCCAGCCATCCACTCACGATCTGAGAGGTTGGTATTGACTGTAGCCCGCACATTGTACTTTGCGAGCACTCTGCCGAGTTTGGGAATCATAACGTAATCTTCACCTGATGGTACGAACACCTTCGAAAGGAATTCAGCCTGGCACAAAGTAGTGTGCGCTTTGACCTTGGCTTTCATGTGCGCTAGTGCCGTGTAATGCGTATAAGACCGTGCCGCATGTCTGCGACCTTGTTTACGGTATTTCCAGGAGTCGACGACCATGATCATGTCGTCTCCTAGCACGGCAATCCGCCCAGTGACATTGTTCCTGGAGGCCCAGCCATACGCCTGGGTGAGATTCCAAATACAGTTTCTGAATGTCGTCGATGTACTACCACTAGGGAGCTGGTAGCTCAACGATGCTGACAAACCAAACTTTCTGGAAAATACCTTGTACGTATTAGCCTTAGCCATAATCAGGACCAGCCACTCTGGGGCGCCTAGTCTCCTGAGCCACTTGCATTCAATGCCTTGTACGTCCTTAACTTGCGTCGAGTCATTAGAAGAGAAATCCGCTTCTATCACACATTTGCCTGGAGCAGCCAAGAAATCAATTATCTTTCTCGGCCCGCATTTGTATGCTAGCATGCATTTAATGTCCCCAGCCTGTGAAACTGGGTCGAGACATTCATTCAATCTTCTAAGACAAGTCGTAAGTATGGGACCTGACATTGCATTATGCAAATCCGAAGACGCGTTTACGATCCGGCCTGCCCAATCGTCGTCATGGCGCTTCAGAAGCGCCTCCACTTTTGTGAAAACTTCTTTGTTGGCGAAGTCTCCTTGAGTAAACAGCTGAAAGGTCTCAGCTGCA